CAGCTAAACGAGGCGATGGGATCCAACGAAGTTAATTCAAAGTTGATGGGGGATGTTACCGCTGTAATGAAACAACTTGGAGGAATTGATAAGGAAGTTCAGGTGGTAAATTCTGGTTTATTGAGTATTGTTCCCACCACAAAAACCACTGCCGATGCCTTTATTACAATGGGTAACAAAGTTAAAGATGTGATGGTGGATATGACCTCTACTATTCAAAGCGGTTTACAAAATTTGATAGAAACTACCGGGGAGCAAATGGGAATTTTAATTGCTTCCTTAATCGATCCATCTATTGAAAAACCCGAATTTGGGGCTCATTTCGGCAAAGCGTTCACCTATTTGTTTTATTTTTTCAATGAAAGGAGTGATAGATTTCAAAACAATGGCTCCCATGCTTTCACTCAGGTTCTGTAATTCGTTTTTTAACTGGATTAACGGACCGGTTCCGCGACCAGCCTCTTCATTGGCAATCGCCATTCCATCTGCAAATAATTGTTGTACGATGGCGGCTTTTTCTGCTTCTGTTTTTGCAACTCTCAGGGCTGGCACCATTCTTTGAAGGGCGGTGTATTGTCCGTTTTGGGCATTTACGGCCATTTTCATGGCGGCTTCCATATCCACTCCAAGGGCTTTATTGAGGGCAATTGCACCTTTCACCGCTTCTTCCGGGTTGATGGACTTCATGGTTTCGGCCATTTGAACCAATCCGATTACCGCATCATCATCCACTTTAGTCATTTTCATTATTTGCTCCGCAAACTTCTCATATTTAGCGGTTAACAAAATAACATCTTTCCCTGAACTTCTCAACTGAGCTTGCAACCCGGCCAAAGCCTCTTCGCTTTCCCCGAAATTTTTTACCGACATAACACCCAAACCAATAATGGGCAACGAAATGGCAGTCGATAAATCTTTACCAATTTTCTCCGTTTTTCTTGAAAAAGATTTCAACTGGCGTTCCATGTTCTGTAAGCCGGTACTGAACTCTTTCAGGTCGGTCTTTATCTTTACAAATAGGGTATTGTTGGCCATTGTTTATTCTTTATCCAAACATTTTTGCAACCCGTTGGCTTTCTTCCAATAACTGAATTAAGTCTTCAGGTTTGTACTCAATTTTTTCTTTCTGTTTAAATTCTTCCTCCCACGGAAAAGTATGAATTTGCTGCGGTGTAAAGGTTTTCTTTCCTAAAGTGTTGGCGTAAAAAGTCATCACCCATCGGGTTTTTTCTAACTCAAAACGCTGTTCAACTTCAACTCTTTTGGTATAACCATTTACCAGGGCATGAAACTCCCACAATTCCAGATCCCAAAAAAGGCGGTAATCAATACCGCTTTGGTGGGCGGTCGAAATTAAATCTATCCAATCTGTTCGATCACCGGGCTCTCCTGTTGAGTTCCCGGATTCTGCTCCCCCAAAAACTTACCCATGCTTTTGGTCATAAAAACAAGCGCATTGTTAATAATCGTAAAATCATCGTAAAGGCATTCAATCAATGCTGATTCTGATTTATCCATAGTTATTTCTTCACTTTTACAACCTTGGGAGATTGCAGCGTGAATTAAATTTCCTAATAAATCAAAATCTTTTTCGGTAAGATTTGCAGCGGATTGCATTAACACACTTATTTTTTCAAAGATGTCAGCAATTCCGGTTAACCCAAATTTCTCCCCAAAAACATAAAATGTCTTCAGGTTAAATTTAATCGGGTAATCCTTGTTTTCAATTTTAATAAAATCCATCGTTTCAGTATTTAAAAATTCAAAGTTTAAAGTTTAAAGTTCAAAGTTTTGTGTTCGTTGTTCTTCATTTCGCATTCACTATTCCGCATTCCTAATTTCGCATTCCGCATTTCAAAAAGTTTCAGGATATTGGGGCGGTATCGCAACCACCCCTTTATCCATAACTGAAACGCATCTTTTAAGTGTGGGCGGCTCTGGTGATTGTTCCGGTTAAGGTGAAATCAACAGAATAGGTACAAATGTTATCCATCGGACTTTCAACACTCGACTTTGCAATGTATGCATCGGCCTGGAAATAATTATCTCCGGTGGCTCCCGTGCTCCATCTCAAAGAAACTTTTGTTTTTGCGAGCTGAAGATCAGCAAGGTCAAACACATCCTTTGTTCCGATTTTCACCAATCCGCTTACGCTTGCGCTACCACCTGAAATGATAGGCACATGGCTTTTAAAATTACCTGAATCCTTGTTGGTTGTTTCAGCAAGGTCGGTATCAATGTTGAATGATCCGTCTTTTGCATAGCCGACCGCAACATTATCGACATACATGAAGACATTTTTTCCTAAAATTTCCGTGGTTGTGGCCATTTTTATTAATTTTTAGTTTGTGAACGAAATTTTATTTTTGCGTTTTCAGATTTGGGTTTATACATTGCATTTTCAATCTCCATTTCGGCATCGATGTAACCACCTTTAATCAATACTTTTGCAAGCTCAGGAGTTACATTCATTTGGCTTCCGGTTGCAATTAACTTGTTTCCAAGTTTGTAGGGGGCTTTTAATACGACTATCATTGTTGTGCAATTATTTGAAAAGTTTGAGTAATTTGGTGGATAAGGGTGGTATCGATACCGGCATCAGAACGACCATTGTAAATGATGTTTTCGATTTTGATGGTTTCAACAGTTCCCTCATATCCATCCAGCGCAACCCGAATCAAATCGGCAAGCGTTTCACAATCTTTGTAAAGATTGTCGAGACAAGTTATTGAAACATCAATAAAATGAAAGGCGGCAGGACCGTTTTTTGTATGGTCACCGTTGGCAGACGTTACATTAAAATAAATAGATGGATAGGCATCACCCTGTATAATTGTTCCCGGATAGATACGAGCTACCACCAGCGCGGCAATCGCTGCGTTGTTTTTCAACAGGCTGTATATGGCAGGGGCAATCATGAGTTGAATCCTAATTTAGAAAGGTTGGCGTAAACAGTATCTTTGAGGGTTTGATAGGCGGCAGACTCTGAGGAGTTCCAGGCTGATTGTACGAAATCACTTTTTTTGGATCCCGGATGGTTGATATTGGTGTACGATTTTTTATTTAATGAAACAGGACCTTTAATAAGGTGGGAACGTGTACCGGCAATAACCATGTGAGCGTAAAAGGCTTTTGAACCTTTTTTTCTATTAGGACCAACAAAGGAAACTATATCAGAATCTTTTGTTTTGATTATTCTCCAGATACTACGTTTGAGTTCACCGGGGGCGATGGTACGGTTTTTTGATACCCTGATTTGTTTACCAACAGGGGCGGCAGCTTTTTGAGCGTTTACTACTACATTGGAGGCTTTTAATATGGCAGGGCGAAGGCATTTAATTTTCATGTCTTCAGGTAGCTTTTTTAAAGCGTTTACCAGTTCAGGGATACCTTGTATGGAGATTTGATCGTTCATTGTATAACCTCCTTATCATATTTGTCGGTGATGATTTCCATAAACTCATCTTTACCAAGCACATTGATTGCATTGATAAAATAATAATCTCCGTTGTAACTGATTCTCATTTTTTCGGTAACGGTGGCTTTGTAACGGATGGTAAATGCAACGGAAGTAACTGCAGTAATTTGTCCCTGAGCAATATTTTCTCCTCCCCTGATCGCTCTTTTTTTTGCCCAAACTTTTGACAAATCGGTCCATACCGGTATCACATCCCCGGTGGTTGAGCGGGTGTCGGTGGCTCCGTGGGTTTGGATAGTTATCAATATGTTTAAGCTACCGATGTTCATAAGGGTTGTGGGTTATGGGTTTTGAGTTGCCAGTTACGAGTTTCGAGTTACGAGTTACGAGTTGCCAGTTACGAGTTTCGAGTTTCGAGTTGTGCGTTTTCATAATAGCTTCAGTTTGTAGGGTGACCAAAGATATTTTGATGCTTGGGGCATTTCGGCAATGGAGATACCGGAAACAACGTCCTGTCTGTTTTCGTAGAGATGAAGCAAAAGCATTAACATCCCTTGTTTTAAATCTTCAGGTACATCATCGGGGTTGGTATAACCAGCGGTGAAGGTGACAATTACCGCTTTTTGGCGGGTGTATGTTGATGGCCAGCTGTATGAGTAGGCCTTTTTAATTGTGGCGGGTTTTCCTTCCATAACAGTGTCGTATTTCGC